CACAAACTTTGGCTACAAGGTGTTAACGAAAGTAAGCGATATTGTGTCAAAGCGAGTCGTGACCACGGTAAATCTGTCTTTTTTATGTCATATGCACTGTGGTTAGCGGCTTTCAAACCCAATACACACATTATGATATTCAGTCACAGCCTAGAACAGACTCTTGAACACATGAGATTCATCAGGAATTTGATAGAAACTAAAGAAATTCTAAAGGATTTGAAGCCAAAAGGTCGTCCTTGGAATAAATCATACTTTGAATTCACCAATAAAAGCCGACTTATGGCTAAATCGGTTGGTGGTGCTACTCGTGGTTTCCACCCAAACGTCGTATTATGTGACGATATTCTGTGGGGTACTACCGCTACAGAGTTACAAAGGGCTGCAGATTGGTTTTATACTGTACTTTTGCCGGTTCTTCACCACACTGGAAGGCTAATGATGGTCGGTACACCCTTCAGTTACAACGATTTATACGCTGAATTAGAGCAAAAAGACGCATTTAGGGTAGAAACATACCCCGCAATTAAGGATAATGGTGACCCATTATGGCCTAATAGGTGGCCTTTAGAGGCTCTAAAGATGCGAGAATCGTCTATGCCAGCCATAAAATTCGCCCGTGAATACCTTTGTGAGCCTATTCACGACATGTCAAGCATGTTCCCAATGGAACTTCTTGAGAAAGCAAGGGACGAAGACCTAGTATTGTTGGATAGAGCGGAGTCAGAATACGATGAAAACGGAGATGCGGTTGGTATATTTGGTCAACACTTCGTCGGTTGGGATCCAGCAATAGCATCTGACAGTAATGCTGACTATACTGCTATGGTTACGCTTAGAACACCACCTGATAGTGAAGAAAAGCAGATTGTAAACTTCCTAAATGAGAAAGGATTAGGCTCTGCTGCTCAAAAAAAGCAGGTAATTATGCTCAATCATAGGTTTCAACCGGACTTAATTGAGTTAGAAGGTAACAATTTCCAGCGTATGTTTGAAGCAGAACTTAAAGAAATGCGTGAAGACATACCAATCAAGACATTTATGACTACTCGACAACGTAAAGAAAGCATGTTCATGTCATTATTGATGGCGTTTGAGCAAGGTAAAGTCAAGACTCCTTGGGGTAATGAGCGTAGCAAAGAGTTTACCCGTAAATTAGAAACCCAACTTACTAGATTTGGTATGACCAAGAAGGGTCGTTTGGAGTCTGTAGGCTCTCACGATGACTTGGCTATGGCTTTGGCTCTTGCTAATTGGGCTACTAAGGAGTTCAAAGGTAGTATTGTTATGCTCGATGACTATCTTGGTGGTTTCGATGAGTGGTTAGGTGACAAGCCAGTAAGTGCTAACAAAGGTTGGTTCGTAGCCTAAGTATAATATGGGTGAGACAAAGGGGTAAGATACTATGTGGGGTTCTTTGGGGGTAGGAAATCATACATCTATTATTGATATGGGTGACGATTTGCAGACCATCATAGCATCCACTTTGATAGAGCACCCTTTAATTAAATCAGAACCAAGGCGGGCAATCACTATTGCTAAGGATGCACTTACATTGGATAGAGATGTTGACTTTGTAAGGCCTTCATTTCCTAAAACCGGTGAAGGTTGGTTTGAATCACAGTTAGGTAAGACTGCTGAACAGTTGATTGGTGACCTGCGTAAAGCGGATGACTTACATGAGGTTAGTGACCTAATCAAGTCAATAGAGCAAGTACACCTTCAAGAAACAAAGGCGACTTTAGATTCAATGGAATGGGCAGACAACCATCATAATACTATTATCCAATTAGGTTTAGATGAAAGAACTCTGAAATCTTTGAGGATTTATGGTGAACTTAAGAAAAACACCCTCCAAAGATTGTGTGTTCAGTGGGAGAATGCTGATTCTATACTCAAAAGTCTCGATCAGTTTCATGATGTTTGGGGGCAAGAGGAGACTAATGCTTGGGAATCTGCTATGGAAAGTAAGCAGGACGCTAAGAAAATGTGGAAAAGTGCCCTCAATCAGTTTAACACACTTAGTAAAGAGCAACAAAAGTGGCTTACTATGGCTAAGGCAGAGTTAGAAGACTCAGGGCCTTTGGGTGCTAGAATCATAACTGAAAGACTTATTGAAAAGGGAGTCAAGCGGATGAATGTTAATCGGATGGCTAAGTTACTCAAGATGTATGGCGAAGAGATTGCTATACTAAAGGGTCACAAGAAAGGCGAATACATGGCTGCTAAGAATGGCAATATCATAATCAAAGACATTTGGAACTATGCTGCTGGATTTATTGACAGTGCTGGCTCTTTTACTATTACTGAAAGGGACGAGCCAAGGATTACAATTGTCGCTAAGGGTGATAGGGGTAGATTACATTGTTCACAGTTGCATGATAATCTAGGATTTGGTGCTTTGCAACTTAACAAAAGCGTCAGCACCACTGACCTTAATACTCACCAATTAGAATTTAGAGGTCAAGACGCTGCTAAGTTGTTAAGTGGGTCTTTGCCTCATATCGTAGAAAAAAGCAAAGTCGCAAAGGCTATGGCACACTACTTTTTAGAACCTGATAACACTATCATGAAACAGTATGTGCAATATCAGTCTTGGAACGGAACACACAAAGCGGAGAAGGCTCTGCGACAGTGGGGAGTAGACCAAGACACAGTGTTAAGTTGGGCGGAGGAATTGTAATGTCAGAGGAAAAACAGAGTCGAATTGGAAGGTTAATATCCCGTATTGGTAGTGGCTTTAGAAGACGTAAGACTCCTGCTCCTCAGATGCCTTTGTGGACTACTGGTATTCAGGAGCCTGTGCTTGTTCAGGGTATTACTATTCCTGCATTGTATTCAGTTGCTAATGAAAACTTAATCCTTCGTACAGTTCTCTCTACTCTTCAGCAAGAAGTATTCCGTAGAGGTTATTATTGGGAAAAGAAGTTTCATAAGAAATGCACTGAGTGTGGAAAAGAGCACCAGCATGACGTTGAACAGTGCATCGATTGTGATAGCACGGAGTTAGAATCACCGGACCCTAACGAAATAGTATATCCTAGATGGTTAATTGACCAACGTAATAGTATGGAACAGTCATTCATGGATGTCCTAAGAGAGATAGAATACGATCTAAACATTATGGATGATGCCTTTATGATTTTAATCAAAGAGTATTATCAAGACCCTGAAACAAAAGAGGTATCTTTCTATAGAGTCAAAGAAATAATTAGAGGCGACCCTATCTTCATGCGTATCATTGCTGATAAGCGCGGTGTTCGTGGTGGTAGGTATCGTTCCTGTCCTATACACCGTGATGTGGTACGTAGTTACGCTGAAGAAGAAAAGTCTTGTGAAGTGTGCGGACACGCATTAGAAGATGTTCATTATGTTAATACGTCGGGTAGTGGCAAAACTCAGTATTATTTGGAAGGGGAAGTAATTCATGTAAGTAAGTATAACCCGTCCAAGTTGTATGGTCGTTCACCTGTGTCATCTTTATGGCGACAGGCTATGACTTTGACAGCCATGGATAACTACATGTATACTGCATATTCAAAGCGCAGGATGCCTAAAGGTTTGATTTCAGTTACAACTGATAACTTAGAATCGATGAAGTCATTCTTCAAGAGTATGGACGAGAAGTTAGAGCGCGACCCTCACTATATACCTAAGATTGGTATTGAATCTAATACAGGTAAAGGTGGAGTGAATTGGGTTAAGTTCATGGACACACTTGAAGAGATGCAATATCTCGCAGTTAGGGATGAAATGCGTCAGCGCATAGCATCATTCTATGGCGTGTCAAATGTATTTATGATGGACACTGGTAAATCCGGTGGATTAAACAATGAAGGTATGCAGATTCTTGTTACTAACCGTGCGGTTGAGTTTGGACATAAAGTGTATACTGACCATTTATTCCCACGACTTATGGAGCAACTGGATGTTAGTGATTGGAGCCTTACTCTCTATCCTAACGAAGAAGAAGATGAAGTTACTCGATTGCGCCGTGATGAGATGGAAGTTAATATCGCACAGCGTATGGTTATGTTAGGCTATCAGCCTGAAATCGTAGAAGAAGGCAATAGAGATATTCGATTTATTTACAAGAAACCCGATCCTGCACAACAGCAGATGGGAGGCGGTGCGCCTCCGGGTGGTGGAATGATGCCTCCGGGTGGAATGCCCGGTATGCCGGGTGGCCCGCAACCGCAGGCTAACCCCGGTCAATTACCGAGCCGCAATATTCCTCCACAGTTAGCAGGAGTTATGGGTGGTCAAGCCTCCGCTGGTGCAAGAAGTATGAGCGACGGAGGCCCCATGTCTAGTCCTCAAAACAGAACTAGCATGGGGTCCGGCTCACCCGTGAGTAGTGTCCAACAAAGAGGCTCACAGCCTAGCCCTATAGAACAAGCAGCACGTAGCATTGGCGACTCCGGTAGATTCAAGGGTGCATGAGAACATTAAAGGTAAGTGAAGTGGTGGCGATTTGTATGGACCTAAAGAAATTGGACCCTATGGCTAGAAAAATGCGTACTCATGTAGATGCATTTTACAAAGCATTAGATGAGCAAGATGCAATGGGTGCCCGTTCACACATTAATGAAATTACCAAGTATGCTGATTATCTCAGTAGAGATGTCGAAAAAGCAGTTATGAAGCAAGATATACACGCTGTTGGTGTCAATGACATTTATGCTGGCGGCGTACCTGTAATGAAATTTAATTCTGTAGAAAAGGTGCACAAAGCATCTAATAGTGTCTTACCGGGTACGATTCGCACGAGTCGCATTGGTAGTATCAAAAGACAACTAAACAACAGAACACTTTGAGTTGAGCGCCATGAGTGATGAGGGAGAGAATACAGCGGAGAAACTAATGGGGGCACTCATTAGTAAAATGGAAAATATGGATAGCGACTTGAGAACTCTTAAGCAAGAAAACCTCAATTTGCGAAAAGCAATAGCAGATCCAATGAATATGCTAAGAAAGGCAGGATTCGTTATGGCTAAGACTGAAACACCTAGTGGGATGTTACAAGATGACTTTAGGCCAATGGGTGACGACATGGTAATCAAAGGTACAGACATTGATATGCCTAGCACTAATGAGGAATTCCACCAAATGGAATGGTCAGAGATTCACGCATTAGCAGAGTCGGCAAAGAGTGTTGGCTCAACTGGAAACAACATGGGAATGGAGTGATTGAAATGAAACCAAGATTTGAACCTAGAAATGAAGAGTTTACAAACTTGCTAAACAAGGCTAACGATTTAGCCGGTAAAGTAGAAAAGGCAAAGGCAAAGAGAAGTAGCCAACCTGAGTACTCTGCTAAGGAAGGTTCAGAGCAAGGTTATGAGTTTAGAACACAATCTGCTGGTAAAGACAATGTAAAGAACCAAGGTTTCTCTACTAACAATCATTTGATACAGGCAGAGGATGTTCAAAACAAAGGTGCGATTATGGAGAATAGTGATGTTACAACAAGGGCTTCCCCTTACTATCCAAATGCATTCAGCACAACAGGTGCACTTGAAAACTTTACAGGTGGCGAAGGTCCAGTTCTCAAATCTGCTGGCGGTAATATACAGAAGTACCAAGACCAGCAAATCAAAAAGAGTATCGAAATGCTATCTCGCCGCATAAACTGAGCGGCGGGTGATGGCTTGATTGAGACTCCTTTGGATATACTAGATTCTCGTAGGCGAACTTTTCTTAAAGCGTATTACGATGGTATAGGTTTATCTGAAGCAGCGTCTGAATATCTTGATGCTTATTCAACTGTCACCAAGATGGACATTTATCATGAGGGTGTTTACAACGAGAACATTCTTCTTATGATTGCAAAACAAGAAGAGGTAGATGCAAGTCCTTTCCCTGAATATGGTCGAGATTTTTTCGCCGATGACCCTCGTTATGGAACTTATGCAATGGAAGGTGTTAATCAAGAAGCCATGTCGGAAGGCTTCGGTGGTTTGACGATGGAATTCCCTACTCAGTATCGTAGGGACACGAACGCTACTAATTTTGATTTCGCACCTAGACCTGATGCTAATATAAACGACGTGCACCATTTGATGCCTGAGAATAACCCTATACAATCTATGGTCAGGCATACATTTTCAGACGGAACACAGAAGGATATACCCGCTTGGTATGCAGCGATGTTAAATTACTATGCAGTTTCAGAGGATGATAAGTACCATGCAGGTATGTCTAGGGCAGAATATGACCATGGTAGAATCAAAGGTTGGTTAAAGGATGGTAGAGAAAAAAGAAACATAAGAAGTGTCGCAAATAGATCAGACTTCTTTGATTCGATGGGTAGAGTAATGCCTGAAATTGATATGGACGGTACTGGTTTTAAACGCTTATCGGACTTTCCTCAATATGGTACTCCTTTGCAAAAGATAGAGAGAATGCGTGAGGAGGTAGAAAATGGTGACTTTACTCTTACTGATTATTTGCATGGGTTTGAAGGTTTAACTTTGGAACAAAGAAATGCAATATATGATGAATTGATGGAGAATGGTTATGATGACACTGTTGAATCTTTTACAGGCACTAGTGGTCTTAATAAAGATAACATTAGGTTCAATTTAGGATTAAGGATGAAACCTTTGATGGACTTTTTAGTTAGGCCTACTAGTCACGCATCTGATAACCACTTTGCGGGTCATGAGCCTGTTGCAAAGGAGCATGAGGAGATACCTCACCACGTTTACGACTCTATGACTAAGAATGACATTTACCAATTACATAGGAATGTGTATAAAATGTTAGGTCTTGATGAAAGAAATAAGGCACGAATCGAAAGCGTTGCAAAAAATATTTTTGAAAAGGACCCTGATATTAGTGAGAATGAGGCACTGGCTTTAGCCCGTGAGCAAGATTTGCTATCCTATGATATGTTCAAGTTTGATGGCGAAAATTTCTCAATGAAAGAATTGAACGACGAACCGGCTGCAAACTTTGACCACTGGTGGCACAAAAAGGCTAACAGAAGCAATCTAACTAGAAGCGGCTTTTACGCATCAATAGGTTGGGATAATGAAAGGGGCAAATTCCACGAGTTAGGTGAAAGTCCACATTCGCAGTTTGTCGCTTATACTCGACCTAGAGAACATTTTCAGAACAGAATAAAAGACATTGAGAAAAACATGAAGACCGGTAGGGATGCAATATACGAAGGAACTCATCTTCGTAATCAGGCAATACCTTGGTTGAGTAGGAGAGTCAAAGTGGATGACTTTGGTGACTTCATGAATGAAGACCACAGAGGTTTTAATGACATATTTGCAGAAAAGTTTCAACACAAGGGAGGGCACCATTTAGATCCTAACAATGCTCTTAGAGTGTTAGCCCCTATTTTTCATCGTAATGGTAAAAACCTCCTATTCGACGTAGAGCACCCTGAAGATTACAGTAGACGCTCTTTGTTGTTTGAAAATCCTGACGAAGATTTGTACTACATAGGTCCTAAAGAAGAATACCAACTTGATGCTTTGGGTGCTGAAACCGAGCCTAAACTTTTGTTATCTACATCAAATGCATTATCTTGGGCAGGTCAACCACAACTGACTAGATTCTTTCACCGGATATACGAAAATGATGCTTTCACTAATTACGCTAGAGATAAGGAAGCAGGCTTAAACCCGGATATACCTAAACCAATCAAAAGAATAATGCGTTCTTTAGGCAGCATACCTCATATCCATAAACCGAAAGAAGGAGAAAGCGAAACCAAGTATAACAAGAAAAAGGAGTATAGGTCTAAGTTACTTGGAATGCAAGAAAAAATTAGTCCCTCTGCCCACCTTGGTCAGTATCTAACACCGTATTTTGGTGCTGGAAAAGGTACGGGTGGGCTTACTAAAACTCCTAGAGGCTCTACTCACTCAGTTCCTTCAACTAGGCATAGTAGCGAAGGGCATATTGCAAACATGCAAACTTCTGACCCCAGTGTGAATCAAACTCATTTTAGGCGATTATCAGGCCAAAGCAAAGCCGGTGATGACGGATATGAAGCAATACAAAACAACTTCCGTAGAATGGGACCTGATGCAAAGCGTACAGAAATTTCAGACGTAGATCAACAAACTAGGGCCGATTTCAAAAAGGTAGGTGAAGGGTACAGGAGACAAGAGGGTACTGGTGCAGGTAATGAACCTAATATGCCTCAAGAGCAAAACGTACTGGGCATCAATGAAAGAGTACCTTTCAATGAAGTAGTAAGTCAATTACTTGACCATCTTAACACTAGGGATGACATAGAGAAAAAAACAAAATTGCAAACTGCATTTGATGACGCTACTAAAGAATTAGATGAGCGCAGAAGACAGATAGCGTATCTTGAAAATACAAGCAAAGAAATTCGTGAAAAAATATCTGAGTTAGGCTCTGATGAGTATAGGAAAAGAGCGAATTTGCTTAACAGATTAAAACAAACAGAGGAATACTTGCAGCAAAGACAGAATCTCAGCCCCTCTCCTAATGAATTAGCAACTCGTAAAAAAACTGCTAAGACAAAGTTAAACAATTATTTAGACGGTCCAATGCGCCACAAGCGTCAACTTTTAGATTTGGCAAATGAGTATTTGATTCTGCACGACCTTGAAGCAACTGACCAACCTACAATTGATAGGATTAATGAATTAAAGGAACAGATAACAGAAGAGAATCAGAAGTTGCTAGACTACCCCTCAAACAAAATTTTTAACGAATCACACAGAAAACATGTGAATATAAAATATGATTCTGATATGAATGCTATTGGCATGAAAGTCAACGAAATGAGGCGACTTCTTGATTCACAAGGTATTTCGATTGGTGACGACCCATTTGAGATGTTATCGAATTTAATGGTGCTTGCTCATGAGGCAGAACGTAGTCTGCACAGCCATGAATCTACTGGTGACAACGATCCGTATAGGACATACAATGAATCAGTAGATGATGAGAAGACTGAGTTGCATGACGGAGGTAAGACTCACAATTCAATCAGGGCTTTGTTAGAGGCAAATGGGCATAGCATGAATAACTTGAATTCGGGATATGGTATGTTTGATAATGACAATAGTGGCGTTAGTCAGGCCATTGTAAACAGAATGATGAACATAACTAGGGCTAATTCACATCTGCCCGAAGACAAGCGTACAGATATATTCAATCGCACTAAGCAAATGTCTGTCAGAGAATTACTTTCAGCCATGCATCCCGAACTAGACAAAGGGTTCACACCGGCTGAAGGCTCAGAGCAAATCCGAAACCTGCAGAGTTTACTTCATTTAGATGATAGTTACAAACCAACTAAGAAAACTAAGGAAATAGCAAATAAGTTAGGTTTACATCTCATTCCTCCAAAGGGTGACGAGTTTGGCGGTTACGATAGGTTGTTGTCCGGTCACTTGGTAGTAGACCCTTCAGCAGACACAACTGGTATTACTCACATTACAACTGCATCTATGAAAAATAGGATGCAGCCAATATCAAACGTATCTAAAGAAGGTGGGCTAGGTATAAACTGTTTCTTTACAGACCCTAACATCTCCTTCAAGTATTCAGGTTACCAACCAACTATCAAACCAATCATAGGTAGTAATCACAAATTCGTTGGCTGGGAAAAGGTAGAACCTTACGAATATGATTCAAGAACTCCCCCAAGGTCTATTTATGAGCAGGGTGTGCCCGAATTGATGCAATACTTAGGTCAAATTGATACTAGTCGTTTGATTAGGCCTGCTGCGCATAGCAGCCTGTTTAGTAGAGCCGATGAGCAAGATGCTACAATGTTGCTTGCGTCACTTTCTAATCCTGACATTATGCTCAAGAAAGACGGCGAATATCCAATCCTTCAACCAATGCACCGCATATTCAAGTTAGATGATTTGGAACACCTTCGTGGATTTAGCGGGGACTGGATTGTGTCTGCTATGCCTGAAGGTCCGAGAGCATTCGTAGAGAAGAAAGATGACAAGATTACAGTTAGAGGTGATTTCGATCTTGATGATGACACCAAGAAAAACTTCTCTAAGATATCTAAGAAAAACTTTGTTGTTGATGTCGTGCTTGCGGGTAAAGAATACAATGTCATAGATATTGTTGAGTACGATGATAGCGACGTGCATGACATGCCTCTACAAGAACGCATAAAGATTCTAAGAGGCACTATGGAAAGCACGGAGAATGTGCTACTACCGGCTGCCCACAATCTAAGATTAACTGATGATGTAGGCTTAGAAGTAATAGTCAAAGATTTACTCAAGGAACACAAGCGATTGGTACTAAGAGATGCTAACTCTACCTATATGAAAGGAGAAAGTCGCCATCCAAAGTGGGTATTGTATGATGAAGGCCAAGATGTCAACTTGATGGTTCTTGACAAGAAGGGTACATCTTCCTTTACATATCGATTAGGCACAGGCCCTATTACTCATGAAGACTCGTTAGGTGAGCGCGCTGTTGAGTATAAGGGCGACACGTACATGGATGTAGGTACATCATTCCAATCTGAAGATGAGTATGAGGTCGGAGATATAGTTACAGTAAATGTAGACAGTATCTCTGTAACTGGAAATGTAGATGGCGTTGACATTTATACTGTTAGTAGTAATGAAATTAAAGGAGAGGCGGAAGGTGAAGGTGTTTCTAGTGTAGAGACATTATCGATGTTCACCAAGTCAGAACCTATGATGTGGCCTCATGAAATTGATAGGGATGGGGATAGAATCGTAATCAAGATGGCTGCTGGCGACGTGAGTTATCGTGCATCATCAATCAATGGTGAATGGTTCATGTTTAATCCAAAGGCTGACAACGGCTGGCTTATTAGATTATCAGAAAGCCAAAGGCCGTTTTGGTCTTCAGTGGTAGGCGTTATGCTGAAGGCCGATTTGTCATTGTACGATGATGAATCTAAAGCAGAAGTGCACGAATCTAAAAATGATGGTAAGCCATTAATACCTCCAAAGAAAACAAAAAATACTAATTTTTGGGAATCTGAAGTAGATGATGTAATTGAGCACAAAAAGAAAGTCAAGCGCCTGTTAGCAAAGAGTTTGACTTTAGCATCTTCTATGTTGAAGTCAGGAGTAGGTGCTGTGGGTGATTCTAGCACAGGTGCTATGGGACTTGGAATAGGTTATGCAACACCTATAGAATCACCAAGTGGCCCTACCAGTCTTGTTGGTTCCAAGACTATGCCCGATCATGATGCTAGGGATATTGAACGTGATAACAAAGAGCGGGCCAAGGATAAAAAAATGGGCTACAGAGAGTCTGTTCCTAATGATGAACAAGGAGAACTGTCTGTAAATAGAGACAAGGCTGCTTTCGTATCTTATTAAATAGTATGAACAGTGTAATTATTGGCATGGCACCAGCGGCTGCACTGAGGACATCTACCTCTGTCCATCCTGCTAGTATTGCCATAGTCAAGTCATCCAATGACCTAATTATTGCTGGCTATGCATCTGTAGAGATGGTAGACAAGCAAGGTGACTTGATTACTCGTGGAGCATTAAAAGATGCCTTTGGTAACTTTATGAAAGCAGATGGCTTTCGCAATGTTCAACTAGCACACTCAAACATTCAGGTCGGTGAAGTTATCAAGGCTTACACTGACTCTGATGGTAGACTATGGAAGTCCGGCGTTGATGACGCTGGCATGTTCGTTGTCATCAAACTTAGAGATGACATCGAGAAGGCTCGTGAAGTAGCCAATGAGATTCGCAAGGGTAACCTAACTGGGTTCAGCATTGGAGGACAGGCGTTTAAGCGCATTAACAAATCTGATGTAAAGCATGGAAACTATACTGAGATTTCCAAGTTAGAACTACACGAAGTTACTATTTGTGAAAAGGGGATTAACCCCGAAGCATCCTTTAGAATACTGAAGGAGGACACTACTATGACAAACGACGTAGACGCATTGGGTGAATTGGCATCCGTAATAGATCGTTTATCTAAGCAGTTGGACGACATGGACAAAGAAGATGAAACAAAGGGCATGCACGAAGAAATGAAGGGCATGCACAAAGACATGGGAGAAAAGGGGGAAAAACCTGATTTCCTTGACATGGACAAAGATGGTAACAAAACGGAATCATTGGAAGACGCATTGGAAGACCGTGACGAAGACGAAGATGACGACATGGATATGGACGACAGACCAAAAAGGAAACCTAAAGAAGAATTAAGACTAGCCGAGGACGACAATATGGCAAAGGAAGAAGAAGAAGATGATAAGAAAAAAGAAATGAAAGACAAGATGTACAAGGATGACATGGAAAAGTCAGAGTACAGCGATGTCATTACTAGCGAATACCTAGATTGGATGGAGAACACTTTGAAGTCCGCTGGCGTAGACACTGGTGCTGCTCGCTCACACTTTGACGGTGTTGCTAAGGCTAACCTCGGCAGCACTCCTGAGCAGATTGGAGATGGAGCAGACTACTTCGGAGGCCAAGTAAAAGGCCGTGCAACTGAAAGTGGTTCACCATCAACCAGTGCTATTTCCCGTGCAGGACTAGGCGGAGGCGGCGATGTTGCTAAATCTTACCTAAACCCTGACAATGTTTCCCCATCTGAAATTGAAGACGCATATGAAGTCTTTAAGGCAGCAGCAATGGAACAGCAGTTCAAGAACAACTTGAACGATGTGTTCTCAGAGCGCTTGCAAAAGGAACTAACATCAGAAGCACAGACTCGTGCAGCAGCACAGTTTGACGCTCGTGGCCCTCTCGCAACTATCGAGAAGGCAATTTCACAACTAAGTGACAGAATCGATAACATCGGTTCTTCAACAACTGCGGAAATCCGCAAGTCAACAAACCACTCCACAGTAGAAATACCATCTACAGAGGAACTAGCAAACATGTCGTGGGACGAAGTACACAGTCTCGCAGGAAGTGTTTGGAACTAAATGGAGGAATGAATAATGGCACGAAATTACACACGCACAGTACAAGACATGGAACGCTACTACTATGGAGCAGGCACTAACATGGGATTCGGTTACTCCGGTAGCGAACTTCTCAAGGCAGACGCTCCAATGCTAAGCACAACCGCTGGAACATACCAAGCAATCTACGGACGCAAAGTATGGTCACAGTTGAACCAAGAATTTAACGCATTCTCTATCCTTCCTAAGAAACCTTGGGACCGAAGTGGATGGAGAGTTGTAACTGCAAAGCCTTCGACAGCAGTCGGTGGCGGTATTGCAGAGAACGGCACACTGCCTGATACTACAAAGCCTACATTCCAAAATGTTGCAGCAAAGCCTAAGACTATCGCACACTCATTCGATATGTCCGAGGTTGCAATCTTCTTGAATGACAAGGATGACGGACTTGGCGACATTCGCTCTGTCCTAAAGGAAGAGATGGGTAAGCACCACGCTGAGCACATCAACCAAATGCTATTGGAAGATGTTACAACAGCAGCAGGTAACGATCTTGAATCACTTGACAGAATTACTACTGGTAACAACAGCATGACATCCGGCACTCACTACGATGCTGGTGACGAAGATATCTACAGCATTGACCGCAGTGCAAACACTTGGTCCTTTGCTGAAGATTCTGCTAACAGCAGTTCTACTAACAGAACATTATCACTAGACCACCTAGACGAGATATTCAGACTTGTTTGGGAACGTGGTGGTAATCCAAAGGTTATGCTAACAGGATATGACACTCTAATGAGAATCCAGCAACTATTGCAGGCTCAACAGAGATTCATGGAAGA